GTGATTGGTGCGCTGTTGTTCAGCGTGCTGATTCCACTGCTCGCATCGCTGCTCTCTAAGTGAAGCGGCTCGCGTTCCCACTGCTCGGCATCATCCTGACCTGCTCTATGGTCGCGCCGATTCTGGCGATGCCAGTCTGGACATTCGCTACCACCGGCGGAGGCTCGGTCGCAGAGGTAGAGGGCGGCTTCACGCTGACTGGACCCAATGAGGGAGGCGGCAACAACACCGCGAGCTACACGGCCGTGGCTGAGAGCGACTTCACCTACTCCGCGCTGTGGCACTTCACGACCACTGACGCTCCCTTCTTTGACCGTCCGCTGTTCCTGCTCAACGGCGTAGAGACGCTGCTGGTGCAGCCTGACGGCGGACAAGATGTGCAGGGCAGCATCCAGATCGATCTCGTAGCTGGCGATGTCTATGGGTGGGCAGTCAATGCGACCGACTCTTGCTGTGGCGCTGGCTTCCTGACGATTACCGATCCGACCTATGTCGCGCCATCGCCAACACCCAGCGTTGAGCCTTCGCTAGAGCCAAGTCCAGAGCCGACTGTGGAGCCTTCGCCAGAACCAACGCCAGAACCGTCACCATCTCTAGAGCCAAGCATTGAGCCGTCTCCGACACCTACGCCGGAGCCGTCACCAAGTGAGGTGCCAAGTGTCCAACCATCGCCGATCCCATCACCGACTCCCACACCCAAGCCGACGGCCACGCCTGACCCTACGCCAGAACCTAGTGCGAGTGAGTCCGCTTCTCCTGATCCCACTCCTGTACCTACTGACTCACCATCCGTAGCTCCGAGCGTGGAGCCGACACCTGAGCCATCGCCTTCACCAGATAACATTGCGGAAGAAGCAGCACAAGCCGTAGGAGAGGCGGTGGCTGCCGTTGGTGAAGCGGTAAGCGAAGCCATTGGCAAGATCGCCAATCTCGGCAAAGACCTCTCGCCAGCCGAGAAGCAGAAAGCCGCTCCGGTTGCCGTCGCCATCGTGATCAGTCAGGTGGCGAGTGCAGCAGTAGCGGCCGCATCAAATGCCGCTAGTGCAGCCGCTGCAAGCGCAGCGAGAAAGGTGACCAAGTGATCAAGCGCATCATCCTAGATCTCGTCGGTGGAGCGTGGACGATTCTCGGTCTGCTCTTCGCGGTCGTGGTCTTGCCGGAAGGCGACACGCAATCAACGATGGCAACACTGTTCGGCGGACTGACGCTGATCTGGTTGCTGACTGGACCACTCAGGTGGATGGAGGAGTAATGAGCGCGAGCGACCACATCGAGCAGATTCACGAGCAGGGCTGGACGCGCGTTGATACCGCGCCAGGTGAGTGGGTTGCGTTGGTTCCGAATGAGAACAACAGCGCCTTCGGCGGCACGCTCTGGAAGGTCGCAGCCGATGGCAAGGAGTACGCAGAGGGCGTGACGGAGGGTCACCCTGTCAGCGCCGCTCTGGACTTTGACGCAGCCGGTCGAGCAGTCGCCGTGCTGATCAAGAAGGAGAACGCAGGGTGAAGTACCGAGTCAAGTCGCAGCTCTACAGCGATGCAGAGGCGCAGCAGAAGGGCGCGAAGCAGATCCTAGATGACTGCACCTGGTCATCGTGTGCCGCCGCAGTCTCGTGGGCTTCTGGCTACACCGTGGACTACAGCGCCGCTGACGGTGTCGCAGCGCAGCGCGTCGCGCTGAAACGAGTCGATGTACAAGGCAAGTCCGATAATGGCGGCTCCCTGCCAGAGGCAGTCAAGGTCATCGCGCACCTAGGCGGTAAGGCTCGCTACGCTAAGTCGTGGGAGGACGCAGTCGCAGCCGCCAAGGGTGGCGCGGCACTCATCGTCCACGTACAGCAGGCTCCACGATTCTATCCAGCCGGACTAAAGGTCTCGGCGTGGCACGACCGCTGGTTCAAGTGGTGGAGCAAGCACGCGCCAGAGAAGATTCAGGCTGGCTACGGACACTGCACCAGCGCTGGCTATGACCCTGTTGACGGTTGGCAGTGGGCGTGTCCGACGCGCGACGAGAAGGTCGCCGCTGAGAAGTACGCCGTGCCAGTGACTGAAGAGCAGCTCCGCCAGATCGCCAACAGCAAGGTCAAGGCTGGCAAGTATTCCCACGACTACAAGGCGCTCCTCATCGTCACGCACCCAGGCAAGGTCGCCTCTCCAGCGCCAGTCGCTGCGCCTGTGGTCGCTCCTGCACCTACGCCAGCACCTGCTCCTAGAATCGCCGTAGAGGCACCTAGGAGCCACGCAGAGCCGCGAAAGGTGGCGCAGGGTACTAAGACACCACCTGACGCGGTGCAAGCACAACTGGATCAGATCGGCAAGGCTGATTGGGGCGCTATCGCCGCTGACGGTCTCGCAGTTCTCAACGCGGCAGCAGCCGCTACAGGAAAGGAAAAGGGTATGAACCGCATCTTCGCCGGACTCAAGTACATCGCCGCGAACACCCAGATCGATGAGATCGCGCTGGACTTCGTGAAGACCTTCCTGACCGTGAGCATCTCGGTGGCACTTGGTCTCGGCATTCCGCTGCTCGACATCCAGGGTGGTGACTTCCGCACCATCGTCTCGGCTGGTCTCGCAAGCGGTCTGGGTATCGTCGTAAAGGCCCTAGATCGTGACAATAGTGCCTATGGGCTGACCAAGAAGTAAACCGTGCCAGTCCGAGTCAAGCGCCCCTACGGCACTTGCTCGGTTTGTGAGCTACAGAGCAGGGTCTGGGAGGTCGAGTCTGAGGGCGTGCTCCTGTGTGGGGTGTGCCTCAGGCTGCTGGTAGATCTGGCTCTAGAGGACTTGTCGCAGCCGTCCTAGACGGCTTCCCCTAGGTGGTCCCTCCTCCACCTAGGGGCTATCCACCCTGCATAAAACATATTCACCCCACATCTTGTGCTCTAGGGGTTGACGGCTGCTTTGCGTTGAGCGTATGCTGCTCCTGCCAGTGAGGAATGAGCCATTCGGCTCTGCTGGTACAGGAGGTCTAGATGAATCGGAAGCCACAGACATTCAGCCGCGTCGTGAACGGCAAGGTCACGCGGTACTACGATCCGCGAACACCGGACAATCGCAACCGACCTAAGTCGGACTTTGCAGGTCTGCGTGAATACACCGAGATGCCGAGCATCGCTGAGATGGCGACCTACGCCATCTTCATTGCATCGATCATTCTTGTGCTGATCGTTGGCGGTTCACTATGAAAGTCAACCGAAAGACCACGCCAAAGATGGTCGTGCGGCCGTACTTCCAATCGGAGTACCAGCAGCTCGAACGCCGCGAGCGCAACATTGAACGCGCCAAGTTCACCGTCGCATTGATGATCGCCTGGCTGATCGCCGTGGTGATCTGGGAGATCGTTCGATGAGGTGCGCGTACTGCAAGGGTCCAGTCAAGACCAAGTCCACACAGAAGCGTGACCAGATCTGCGGCGTCTGCTGGGCGCTGCTGATCCAGATCGCCAAGAGCCAGCCGGTATTTGGGAGGACACAGTGAGCGGAAAGACTTGCTGGGTTTGCCAAGCTCGAACTGAGAATCAATCCAATACCAAGGTCACTGATGGGCATACTTGGTGTCACGATTGTTATTACTGGCATTGCAAAGCAATGCTGAAGGATTTGCAGTTCGACCTGGATTCAACCAGGTTGGCTGTCAAGACGATGAAGGAAAGCGTTACAGAGGCGCGCAAAGAACTTGTTGCACATCGCAACAAGTCAAAGAAGACACAGGAGGTCAAGTGAGCAAGCGATTCGAGTTCATCAGCGCGCCGCAGCGCAGTCCAGAGTGGTTCGAGATCCGCAAGGGCGGCATCACCGCGACAGGCATCACGGCCATCAACGGCACCTCACCGTACAAGACCGCGTACCGACTCTGGGCAGAGTTGACTGGTCAGGTCGGTGAGCAGGAAGTCGGACCAGCCGCGCAGCGCGGCCAGTTGCTAGAGCAGGCAGTCGCCGACTACTACACTGCCGAGACTGGCGCGAAGCTGCGTAAGTCGAACGGCATCGTCCGACTGAAGGAGCATCCGTGGGCAATGGCGTCACTGGACCGCACTATCGTTGGCGATACCACAGGACTCGTAGAGATCAAGACCTCAACGAGCAGCCGTTGGCAGTTGTACCCAGTGCCACCTGAGTATGTTGATCAGGTCCAGTGGCAAATGTTCATCACAGGGGCTGAGTATTGCGATGTGGCAGTCCTGCTCTCTGGCTTGGTGTTCCGCATTGAGCGAGTGGAGGCTGACCCTGTCTACCAGACGCAACTGTTTGACAAGGCCGTGTCGTTCCGCGAGTTGGTGCAGTCCAAGACTCCGCCACCGTTGACCGGCAACGACAGCGACACGCTCGCTGAAGTCAAGCCGCAGAGCAGCAACTCGTACGCCGTCGCTGATCCGCAGCTGGATCACATCGCGCGGCTCTACATCGAAGCGAAGGCTGAGGCAGAGGCTGCCGACACCGCGCTGAAGGAGATGGCAATCGCCATCAAGGAAGCCATCGCCGACGGCGAAGGCGTGAAGGGTCGCGGCTGGCTTGCCACCTGGAAGCAGAACAAGCCAAGCACCAAGGTGGACTGGGAGAGCATCGCGGATGTCCTGCGAACCGTCGCGCCAGACACCTACGGCGAAGCAGTCAAGCGCTTCACCGCAGAGAAGCCAGGTGCGCGTGTATTCCGAGTCTTCGGCAAGGAGGACCAAGCGTGATTGAAATCATCATCACTCCAGAGATCATCGTCAGGGCTGAGGAGATGTTCAAGTCGGCGCAGTCCAACGCTGGGATGCGCTTTCGCAAGGAGAAGGCGAGCGGCAACACCACTTGGACTGGCGTGCTAGGGCAGGCCGTGTTCGAGAAGGCGCTGCGAGATCGTCTCCTGCCGTACATCCCAGTGGACCTCACGACGCACGACTACGAAGTGTGCGGTCTCAAAGTTGATGTCAAGACCAAGGCGTGGAGCCGACCGGCTGGCGACGATGTTGAGGTGAGCATCTTTGATTACATCCGAGACCACCAGACGGTGGACTATTACGCATTCGTTCACTTGCAGCTCGCACCTGGAGAGGATCGCAATGGACCACCGAGTCCAACGCGGTTCCAGCGCGCGTGGCTGCTCGGAGTGATGGATAAGAGCCAGTATCTCTATCTGGCAACTGAAGTGAAGGAGGGAACGGTATTCGAGAGCGGACACATTGCAAAGGCGAGTTCATTGAATCTGGTAGCCGCAAAGTTGCTGCCAGTAGAAGAGTTTGGAGGGTCTGAGAATGAGTAAGCAAATCGCAGCGGCACTGGCCGCACCGTTCACCGGCACGGATCTGAAGCAGCGCCCAGGGCGCGGCGGAATGACCTTTACCTACGCAGATGCGCGAGCCGTAGCTCAGCGCCTAGACGATGTGCTAGGGCTGGCTGGCTGGCAGTTCGAGGTCAAGGTCGCTGACGCGCAGCGCTTTGTCGTTCACGGCACGCTGATCGCCGTCATTGACGGCGTGACCACCGTCCGACAGGACTTTGGCTATCCGAACAGCGCACAGGATGACGAACCGTACAAGTCGGCAGCAAGCGACGCTCTGCGCCGCTGCGCTGCTCAGATTGGGGTTGGGCGGTCTCTTTATGCGTCAGGCACAGGAACGAGCCTCTCCGTGGCTCCTACACCCCTCTCCGTGGCTTCTGTGAAGGCGTCTCAGCCTTCGGTGTCTACGAATGATGTGGCCGTAGCAGCCGCAATGCTCTTCGCAGAGGGTGAATGCCCAGACCACCGCACCGCCTGGTCGTTCAAGCCTGCCGGTATTAGCAAGGCTGGCAAGGCGTACAACGCCTTCTACGCCTGCTCTGGTAAGAGCAACGGCACCTTCTGCCAGCGCAAGCCAAGCATCGCGTGGGTCAACGCCCAGGTGCGCGATGAGGGTGAGGCAATGCTTGCCGCCAAGGCGAAGGGGCTGCACGATGGAAACCCTGAGCTGGAGACAGCGCTAGAGGACCTGCCGTTCTAAGTCGAGCGGCGCATATCTACGGCGAGAGGAGACTGGTGACCTCCACCTCCTCTCGCCACCAACACAAGGAGGACTAGATGGTTTGGTTCAAGTGGGTAGCAAATGCACATCGAGATGCAGAGATCTCGGCGCTGACTGACACGCAGTTTCGCGCGTTCATCACGATCATTGGGGAGGTGAAGCTGCTGCGCTCCGGCGGCATCTTCAAGAACCGACAGCACCTCAAGACCGTCATCGGCGCACGCCTCTTCAGGGGTGTGGACGGCCTGTTGAAAAGTGGTCTGCTGACGGAATCTGGAGACGGAGTCATTGCCGTCTCAAACTATTCTCGCTATCAAGTCGACCCCACCTCGACCTCTCGTGGACAAAAGTACCGAGATCAAAAGAGGGGTAGGTTGACGGACAGAGAAAGAGAAGGAGAGAGAGAAGAGAATAGAACCCCTATATCCC